GTGATAAGGAAGAACGCATTAGGATCCGTTAAGAAATTGTTCACTCTGTAACCTTGAGGAACCATTCCCATTGATCTGATTGCGTTGATATCATTATCAGCAGTTTGAACTCTGCCTTCTGATTTCATCAATCTCTCAGCTTGAAACTGTAGCGCAGAAGGGACAATCATTTTTGTCGCTTTGGCTGCAATTTTTAAACCTCTTTCATCAGTGAACGCTGCAATGTCTATCATTGATTGTTCTAATGAAGTTTCGTTTAAGTCTGAGTTTGTAGCTAGTCTGTTTGAGACTGTACCAGCAATTGTAGGGTGAGAAGTGCTAAATAAAGAAACACCGTCCCCTGATTGGAAAGTACCAAACCCATTGATTAATGGATTTACTGACTTAACTTGCTTAGTATTTGCCATACTTCTAGCTAGCGCTTTTGTGTATCTGCTTGACAGTCTGTCATACAGGTTATCTTCTACCGCTTCCTCAGTAATCGCAAAGGCAAGAGCCACAGTTTCCATAGTGTATCTTGCAGTGTAAGTTTCTTGAGCATTGTCAAAAACTACACCTGATCCTTCAGGTTTTACTTGAGCATTAGCGAATCCAGATAACATAACTTCCTCTTCGAAAGCTCTGTCTGAAGTTTCTGTCGCGTAGATCTCAGCATGTTGATTTTCGTAACGTTTATATTCCAAGCCGAACAGTGCGTTCAAACCTGGCTCTAGTTCTTTAACTAGTTGTCCTCGTGATATAGCCATAATTTAATCTCCTATTCTGCTATTATATTCCAGCTGTTGAGTTTTTGTAGAAGTGTTCGTTAATCTGAACAACAAAGTTTACATGCGAAGCACCTAAATCATTATTGTCTGGATCTTTTGAAACACCTACAACCTTCAACTGTGCTGCAGTAGAGACTCCACTAGAGTCATCTAATTCAACACCTGAAACGTAGTTTGGAGCACCCCCTGCTGCGTAAATCAGATCGTAGTTCATAAATACGTCTGTTTGTGCGGATGCTGTTGTGTTGTCCGATTGTATCTCGAATCTCTCATACGGATCATCGGATACAAAGCCTACGATATCTGTTGCAGTATTACTTGCATTCAGATGATTCGCAAACGTCGGTTTTTCTGTGTCGGCTGCTGTAAAGAATACACCATTTAGTGAACCTAATAATTGAGTATCACCTGCGCCCGCCACTACTATAGTACCAGTAGCTGCCGGTTTTACCGGATCACCCTGATAAATAGCAGTTGCAGAAGCTGCAATACTGTATTCAGATAAACCTTGGTTGTCTCTATTTTGACCGATTTTTCCTATCGCTCTTAAGCCGAAAGGACTATTTTGGTTTGCCATAGTTTTTCTCCATTTGTTAGTTTAAATGATGAACTAGAAATTGTTAAAAAATTTATTTCTTCGTACCACCAAAAGTTACACGAGTATTTCTATCAATATTGATAGGCATACTTGGATGCTCTTCCTTCATGAGATCGTTGTCAAAGGCACTTTCGTTGTCCTGCGCTTGTCTACGATAGTAGTCTGCGTATTGTTGTGCGATCTCTTCAGGTACTCTAGCGAGCACTAGGCCACCTTGACCGATCACTCCCTTGTATTTACCGTCTTGTACTACAGCATAATCAGCTTCATTATATTCATCGGCTCTTACTAATTCATAACCAGATCTTAATCGACCTTGTACGTTTTTAGAATCGTCGAATCCCATAGACTCAGCTCTAAGCCATCTATGTACAAATCCTGCCGGTGCAGGGGGTGCATCTAATAAAGATGGTGGAGCCCAGACTTTTGGTCGAGATGTTTTTTCTCTAGTCTGACTCGCACGTGAAGTTTGTTTATCTTGTTTTTCCATGCTTATACTCCTTCCGTGATTTTTAATTGTTCCGCATAGTCTTTAAGTGGCACACCCAATTTTTTAGCAATTGCTACTTGTGAAGGTGTGAGTTTCACAGTTTTGCGACCAGAGGTTTTATTTACTCGCGTAGCTGAAGCTACAGTTTGAGTAGGTTTAGTCGATTCCTGAGTAGTATTACTATCAAACTTGTGGGGAAATTCAAGTCTAATTCTTCTATCTATCTCTGAATAATATTCTTCAGGTTCAGTATTAGGGTCATATCCTTCAATTTCTGTTAGTTGTCTGTGTATTACTTTGGCTCCCTCAGTCATAACTTGATCTGTGTTAAACCAAGAATTTTTTCTAGCCCAATCTCTTGCTCTAGGATCTACTTGTCTTGGCATTTCCACTTCTTGTTGAGGTTGTTGAAGTACGGGAGTTTCAGTTTTCTTTTCAGCTTGTCTAGCTTTTAAATCAGCAAGTCTTGCTTCTTCATAACCTAGTCTTGAAATTTCTGCAGTTGCAGCAACCTCAGCTTTCATATCACTTTCTTCTCTAGCTTTTGCAAGTTTTGCAACAGCTGCTTCCATACCCGCTTTAATTCTACTTTCTTTTTCAGTTACAAATCCTGTATCTAATTTTGCAAGTCTAGAACTTAAAGCTTCTTTTTCAGCTAAAACACTTTTTGCATAAATGGTTGCGGCCTCTTCTCTTCGCTCTGACTCACGCATTTTTTTAGTTAGTTTAGCTATTCTTCTTTTTACTCCTTCAGAGTATTCTTCTAATTCTTTCTTCTTTTCTGTATTCTCTTCCTTAGCTTGAACATCAGTCGGCTCATCTGATTTCGCAATTGCGTCATCGGCGCTACCACCGTCTTCAAGTTTTGTCTCACGTTCGTTTTCATATGATTTATCCGTTCCTAATGTTTTTTCTTCTTGTACAGTTTCTTCAATTAAAGATTCATCTTTATTTGATTCTACTTCTACTTCGGCACCAGGACCAGACGTATCAATTTCAACGGGTTTATCTGTGTCTTGCATAGTGTTCTCCTATGGTTAATATTGATGAAGTATGTCTTCGGGGTTATCGATGGTTGCTAAAACTTCATCATCATTTAGCAATCTAACTTCTCCCCCATCGATTTGTATTCGGCTGCCTGCATATCTTGCAAAAACAACCCAGTCTCCTTTTTTAGCCCAAGGGCCTTCAGGAAATTTTTCTTTATCGTAACAATGAGGTCCTGTTTCAAGAACAAGGCCACATGTAGATGCAACTTGTTGTCGTTCTAAAGTATCTTGTCCAAGATACAGTCCACCTTTAGTTTTCTCTGGCATCTTAAAAGGTAAAACTAAAAGTCTCCACCCAGTTGGTTTTGGTAGTTTAGAAGATTCTTTTGATTTTAAACGTTCGTAACCATCAACTTCTTTTTGATGTTGATCTTTATTTTGTTTTTCGTATTTCTCTGTCAAAGCATTTTTATGCTTTGGGACTTCTGTCTTTTCCAATGTTGACGATTTTGCCGTCTGCGTCTTTTCCATCTTTAGCTCCTTTGTTTAGCAGGTTGGATATTTCCCCTGAAATAGTTTGGTAAGCGTGCGCTTGTCCTAACATATACTTATATTTTTCCATATTGTCAACGCCTCCAGCAATCATGGCGTCTCCTATCCTTTGATAAGACTCTTTTAAATATTTTTGTATTTTAGTTATTAAAGTTAACTCATCCATTTTTTCTCCTTTATATTGGTTCACTAAAAACTGATGTTATAGTTTCTTCTCCGTATGTATTATACCATCCAAAATCTTCGCAGTTTTTGTACATTTTTTTTAAATAAAAATAACATATTGGATGCCAATTTCCATTGTCAAGTATAATTTTGTTTTTGTAATTGTATTTTTCAATTAACATTTTAGCTATGTCTTCTCTTTTTAAAGTATAATCTACATCATTATCTATAAGAACATATTCAACGTTACTTAAAACTTCTGGAAACCAACTTAAATCAAAATCAAAAAGTCTTACGTTGATAGGAACTAACTTTTCTATTTGTAATTTATATTTTTCATTGTTTTCAAAGGATCTCACACGTTTAAATATTTTACTAAAGAATATTGTTGATCCCCCAGAACCAAATTCTAATATAGCTTTGTTTTTTGTATCTTGTTCTGTTATCCACTTTAAAAAAGAGTGTGTTAAGTTTGGTGGACCTATGATCATAAAATTATTTTATAAACATTTGAATAGAAATTCTAGGTATTACCGGACTGGTTACAGGATTAACTTTATGTTCAAGAGGAGTTTTTACAATAATTAATGAATTACCAGTACAAGGCAGAAAACCAGATTGATCACCATCTTTAAACATAAATTCACCTCCCCAGTTTCTATTCCATCTTGAGTTTAAATAATAGGTTGCACCGTATTTGTGTCCAGCATCACTATGCCAATTTATACCAGTGTCTTTTCCCCACAAATAAATCATAGTTTTAAAATAAGTCATACTATTTACATTTTCTTCTATTTGAAAATAAGAGTTGTGAGCAACTAAAGTTTTTAATTTTTCAAAAGGTGGGTACTTAGATACATCTGATATATCTGGTGCTTTTAGATTAACTGTAAGACCCTTGGACCAAAAATCTTTAGCTGATTTTTTTTTAATTAAATTTCTTTCTTTTATAACCGCGTGATGTAAATCCTTATATAAGTTATAATCTAAAAAATTATGGATACACCATAGTTTACCTGGAATTGAAAAAACTAATTTCATTGATTTATTTTATATTGAGTTAATAAAGATGTCCTTGGTTTAAAAGAATCTGTAAAACTTAAAGGAGCATGATAAACATTGGAGGCCCATGAAACTATTCTATTTGGTCTAAAACCAATATGTGTATTTAATTCAAAATTATCTTTATCTTTTTTAACATAAAAACCTGTTCCAGAGTGAACGTTTTCATTTCCATCTATGTAAAGTATGGTTTGAAAATTTGTAATTTTAGAAGCATCTATATGGACTTCAACTTTTTCAGATTTAGATACAAGTGAAAATTGATTTAAATTTATGCTTAATATTTTTACATTAAAAAATTTAGAAACTTCCCTTTCCATAATATCTGTAATTTCTTTTGGAGCATTGTCTGTAAACCAAACATGAGTAGGGTTGTCTGTAGAATAAGATAATGCCATAGGCTGCCAACGTATAGCTTTGCTATAAGATTTTATTTTATTAAAGTCTTTTTGATTTAAAAAATTATCTTTTATCCTTATATCAAACTCGGTTTTTTCCTCTTGCATTTCTTATACTCTGTTTACCTTTCTTAAATATAGCAGCGACTTTATTTTTTTTCATAACTTTGGCACGCTGTTCTCCAACAGTTAAAATTTGAATTTTTCTAGCAAACGGTTTAGATATTTTTTTAACCTTCGCCACTGTTTTTCTCGCATCCGTTGGCGTTGCGAACTTGATCTTAACAGTGTCACGCGGGTTTTCATCAGTATAAAGTCGTCTATCACTTCCTTTAGGTTTTTTACCTGTTCCTACTTTTGGATCTGCCATTGATGACTCCTTTTAATATTTTAGCTTGACCTGCATGTGCTTTCGAAGCTTTTTTCAAAGCCTTAACAACTTTCTTAATTTTTCTTTTTTTATTATTTAACATTTCCATCTTCTTCTAGCTTGACGTAGTCTAGAATTAGGATCTCTTGCAGCTTTAGGAAATTTTTTCATTTGTCCTGCACTTCTTTTCCAGTATGATTTTCGCCTTTTAGCGGCAGCGGACCCTTTTTTAACTTTACCAGTCACAGCTGTTTTTAATTTAGAACCAGGGTTTGCTGCTCTATAAGCCTTTACTCCGGCTTGAGTCATACCCGCACCTTTTTCAGTTGGTCTAAAATTTTTTTTATTTCTTTTAGGCATTACGTCACCGCCTCTTTTAAAACCTTTAAGCAGGCTTCCGTAATATTTTTTATAACTTTGATTTTCTCCAGGACCACCTTTTATAAAACTACCTGTATATTTAGTGTTAGGCATTTTCATATTATTCCTCCAATTGCTTTTCTGTCTCGTTTAGAGAAAGTTGCAACGTTAGTTGGTTTAGGTCCTGTATTACCCGCAGCTCTTTTTCGTTTGACAGCACTCGCCCTTTGCGAGTCGCTCATCCGTGTGGCTTTTGCAAGTGGGACGCACTTCGGGTACTTTCGTTTCGCATCTGCTTTTTGTTTTGAACGGCCACATTTTGAAAATGAACCATCCTTTTTCTTGGAACCAATGTCTACCCATTTTTGATCGAACCATGTTTTTAAACCAGCCATCTTATGTATACATTTTTGTTTCTTTTGCTCTGTTAGGCATAATCGCCCCACAACCTCTAGCAACAGATCCTTTTTTTAAACCTTGTCTTCTAAGTCTTGCAGTTGCTTCTGCAACTCCACCGCCTGCTTTGTAAATTCTACCGCCGTCTTTTTTTCCAGCAGGTTTAGGTCCTTTAAAATCTTTTCTCTTAACTCCAGATGGATCTTTAATTTTACCTGCACAAATTTTACTAGCGTATGCATTCGCGTATGCAGACGGGTAAACTTTAAATTTTCTTTTCGCTGCCGACTTACCTCTAGGACAAAGTTTAGTCATTATCTTTTCCTCGCTGTTTGTTTTGCACGTTTAAAGTCAGATGCTTTGGGTGCACCTTTTGCACCCTTCTTTCGCATCTTACCTCCACGCTTTCTTTTAGCATGAATGTTTGCATAAAGACCTGGGCCAGCCATTACTTAGCTCTCCCACCTTTTCTCATAAAGCCCATTTTATTTCGGACTTGTTTAGGAAGTTTTTTTAAGCCTTTGCCTTTTTTACCTGCCGGTATTTTTTTTAAGTTTTTTTTCATTACTTATTTATCTTTCCAGATTTTTTAGCTTTACTTCCGAATCTTCCATAAGAATCATCTCTTGAAGCTTTTAATTGCTTCTTAGTTCTTTTTTTTCTAATTCTCATAGCAATAGACTCATCTTTTCTAGCTTTGTAACCTTGTTTTTTCTTACCGACTTTACCACCTTTTTTCATCATTGCTCCACCTCTCATACCCATGTCAGGTGTGTAATATCCAGATGCTTCGTCTTTTCTTGCAGTGCCAGAAATCATATTTCCACCACCTCTTTTCATTGCTCTTCCGCCTACCTTCATAGGTACACGTGAGTTAGTTGTTTGTTTATTAAATCTTCTATTAGCCATTATTTTTTTCCTCCATTTTTAAAGATTTGTGTTCCCTTTATACCAAAAATACTTCCGACGACGAGGATCCAAAGGGTACTGAACCAAGTCGGGAGTGCTGCGAAATGCTCGAAGAAAGTTTTTACTTTATCGAGCGCACCCGGATCGTCCGAGAAGACTCCCCAAGCGAGCACAATTATGGGCGCGCTTAATATTACAAGAACGAACTCGTCCTTGTAGTCATTTTGACGTGCCTCTAACAACTTGCCTTGGTAAGCTTCCTCGCCACGAGCTTGTCGTTCTGCGTGCAACAGTTGAGCATCGGACATCGCAACTTTTGCCCTTTGCTTGTTAGCATAAATCTTGCTACCAGCAGAGACAGCTAGTTTAATTGCTGACAACCACATAGCTTAGTACCAAGTTGCTTTTTTACTTTTAGATTTTAACATTCTTCTAGTGCCTCTAACTTCAACTTCATCTCCAACTCCTATTTTATTAAAGACTCTGTCTTGGTTAGTAAGCATAGTAGATCTTGGATCTATTTCAGTTCTAATTTCTGGAGTTGCAATCTCAACACCACCAGTTTCATTAGAAGAAGCAACAGTTCCTTTTCTACCGTAAGAAAGTTTATTTTTTAAGTCTGCCATAATTTTCTCCTTAAGCTGTTATATTTATTTTTTTCTAAAATTTCTACCAAAATCGTGAATTTTACTTTGGTTAGCCATTTCTTGTTTAGCAAGAGATGTAGCTGCTCTCAATTCTGCAAGTTCTTCGTTCTGTTCAAGCTTTTCATCCTTGTTTTGTTGGTTCATCATTGCCTTCATTCGGTCAAGGTTAAGTTTTTCTTGCGCCTGCTCTGCTTTTACAAAGTCATCTTTAGCTCTGATGTCCAATTCTCTTGCTTTTAACTTAGCAATCGGGTCATTTCCGTACTCACCCATTAATTCTTGCTCTTCTTTTGCAAAATCTTCAAACATTTCAGCAATTAAAACTGCTTTTCTAGACTCAATTTGCATATTTATCGACATCATCTGTTGTTGCACTTGAGGATCTTGCGCCATTGCTGGATTTGCTTGCATCTGTTGCTGCATTTGTTGCAACCT